TCGGCATACCGCCAGCGGTGAACACCTTCTGCATCACGTCGAGCAGGATGGTTTCGGTGAAGGCGCGGTTACCCGCGTTGCTGTTGGTCGTCGCAGCAGCGATCTGGTTCTGCGCCGAAGTCAGCTGGCGGGCGGTCGAACCGTTACCGGCAGTACCTGCCTGGCCGGCACCAACCATCGCGTACTCGATGTCGCGCTTCAGTTCCTTGCCCTTCTTGGCAACGAGACGAGCAAGCTCGTCCGCGCGGCCGTACAGACCAATGGCCTGCGAAGTGCCGGAAACTTCCACGACCTTCTTGAAGATCTGCGTGTTGGCAGACTTGATGGTCGTGTCGGTGGCCGAAGCAGTACCAGCTGCCGCGCCTTCAACAACCGCGTTAGCGGCCGGCGAGTCCAGCTTGTCCTGCTGCCACTGGTGAACAGTAGCCTTGGCCTTGCCGGTGCCGATGGACGAAAGGAAGGGAGTGTCGGTCGGCGAGATGTCGTAGATGATGTCTTCGACGTCTTCGCGCTTGCCGACGAGATCGTAGGTCTTTGCGACCCCAGTGATAGTAGCCATGATTCGTGTTACCTCAAGCGATTGGCCAAGAGTGCCACTGCGTCATCGACCTTGCCCGTCTGCCGAAGCCGCTCGCGCTGCTTCGTGTTCTGCTTCCGGTTGTTGACGATCTTCGCTTCTGCGGCCTTCTTGTCCGACAATGTACGAGTAGGCGCCACCTTGACGGTTTTCTCGGTAGCTACCTTGCGACCCCTGTCGTACTGCATGGCCAGCCAGATGGACCGAATCGCGCGGTGGTCGGCGATGTTGTTGAACTCATCCGGCTTGAAACCCAGTTCATTCTGGGCGTACTCGCCGATCTGAGCGTACAACTCGTTGTTCCAGCCAGGGATGGCGGTCTTCAAGATCGCCACGGATTCCTTGGCTTGCGCCTTCAGCGCAGTTTCCTGCGCCTGCTTGGTCCGCTGTACGAAGTCTTCAGTCTGCTGGCGGATGCCGTTGAACAGAGCAGAGGATTGTTCGTACGCAGCTTTGGCCTGACGGTACTGGTCAGGGTTTTCCGCTGCTGCGCGCTCCCAATCAACGCTTTCGAAACGCTGAATGTCGGCGCCCACGGCGGTCAGGATGCTGTTCAGCGAGGAAGCGAAATACTGCCGTTCATCTTCGGCGGCCTTCCGTTGTTCCGCGACTGCCTGCGTCTTCCTGGTGTAGTCGGCCTGACGGAGGTATCCGAGTTTGACCTCTTCAACGTCGACCTTTTCTCCGTCGATCTCTAGGAACTCGGGTTCCTTGGCGTCGTCGGGTTCAGAGTCGTCGTCTGATTCCTCTTCGGTATCGGCTTCTCCCTCTTCGTCCTCGGTTTGGCCATCTTCGGCTTCCTCGGACTCTTCGGTATCGGCTTCAACCTCGTCCTCAACTACTGCGTCGCCCTCGTCGGGCTGATCATCGGCTTCGGCGTCCAGGTTGTCCGATACTTCGGGGCTGGAAAGGACCGCGGCCAAACGCTCTTCTACGCTCGGTGCAGAGTCCGCTTGGGTTTGCTCTGTCAACTCAAGTCTCCTATCTAAATCAATCGTCGCTCTCGTTCAACACCAAATGGTTGATGCGGGATGCGATATTGTTAACGAACATCTGCGATGCGCGGTGCAGATGGTAGAGAGTTTCACGCTCCCCCACCGCGCTGGGGTCGGTCATGAACATTTGCTTCTCGAGGTCGGCCATAAGGTTGGCGAACGCATCGTTGAACGCATCGTTCTGGAGCAGCCGCGAAGCTTGGTCGGCCAGGTGCTGGGCGTCAGTTACCGGGGTCAGGTCGATGCTCACTTGCGATTCCCCTTCCGCGGCTGGGCCGGCGGCAGTTCGATGTCGACAAAACCGATCAGGCTGTCGGTCAGCACGTCGAGATCGGCGGCCTTCCTGTCCTCGTCGCGCTTGTCGGTCATCTCCTGCGTGATTTCGCGCTCACGGCGTTCGCCGTTGACTGCCGGCGCGTACTTCAGGGAGGTGTAATCCTTGATCATCGCCCGGTACTGCTCGCGCTTGACGGTGGCCAAGTCCTGACCCTTCATCTTGCGCTGGAAGGCGGCTACTGCCTTGTCAAAGTCCATCAGCTGTTGTCCTTGTGTTCCATCGCCATGCGTTGGTTCTCGGCTTGGATCGTTTCCACCTTCATGCGGTGGCGAAGCTCCATCGCGCTGAGAGCCGTGTCCGTGTCGAACTTCTCTGCCTCGTCGCCGACTTGCTGCGCGCGGAGAATGAAGTCGTTCTTGGCGATCTGGATGTCGAGCAGCAGGCGGTCTTCGTCGATCTGGAGCTTGGCGGCGTCGATCTGTACCTTCTGCTCGCCAGTGGCCACCTTGCGGTCCTCGAACTCGAGCTTCTTCATCTCGAACTGCTGCGCCATCTGCTTGTCCTGCTCGGCCTTCTGCGCGGCCTGCCGCTGGCCCTGCTGGTATTCGGGCGTCTGCGGCGAGAGCAGGAACTTGTCGGCGCCCTTCAGGCCCATCAGGTCCATCGCGCGCGACAGCAGCGCGTAACGCTGCGGCACCTGATACATCCCGCCCAGCGTCGGATCCTGCGGGTTGGCCGTCCACATCTGGTCAAGCATCGTCAGAGTGCGCGCTTCGGCCGCGCGGGCGTCAGGAGTGAGCGCCACGGCCACTTCCATCTCGGTGCGGTCCTTGAGTTCGCGCGGGTCGATCTCGACGAACTGGCCTTCCAGCTGCACCATCTTCGGCTGGGCGTCGTTCTCAATGGACAGCCGGTACAGGTCGTACATCAGCGGCTTGAGGAAGCACTCGGCGAAGTTGCGCGCCATCACCATCGTGCGGCGGTTGCTGGCATTCATATAGCGCGTGATCAGGTCGCTGCTGTTCTGCTTGCTGACCACGTCGGAGTCGAGGCCCTTCGACATACGGCTCGAGCCGCTGCGCTGCTCCTTCTCCTGCTCCAGCAGTTCCATCGTCGTGAAGACGTTGGGGCTGATCTGCGGCGTATTCAGCGGCTGGACGACCGACGTCGGGTCCATCGCGTTCACGTCGATCACCGCGCCGACCTTGTTGTCGATCAGGTCGCGCGGGTTCCGAACCAACGAAAGGTTGGCAAGCCAACGTGTCGTGTTCGTCATGAAGGCGTTGTCGATCACGCTGCGCTTCAGCGACGACTGGCTCTTCTGGATGTCCAGCAGCACGTCGGCCAGGCTAAGGCCCACAGCCTTGTGCGGGATCGGGAACGGACACCAGCCGCGGAACGGGTGGCTCTCGACCTTCTCCATGTCCAGCAGAACGCGCTTGGAGTGGATGACTTTGGCGGTGCAGCGCGCGTCGACCGCGGGGTCGTAGATGCGGATGTAGCTCTCGTAGACGGTGACGAACGAGCGGTTCGGGTGATCGTCGCTCATCCGGGTGTTCTCGGAGAACTCGTCGTAGCTGTCCCGGCCGGTGGTCGAGTCGCGGTACGGATCCATCTCCTCGTCCAGCTTCTCGACCTTTTCCGGGTCGTAGCCGTCCTCGAGAAGTTCGCCGATTTCCTTTTCGTGGCGGTAGGAGACGAAGTCGGCATCCGCCAGTGACTTGGCGCGCGGGCTGATGTACAGCCGCTCGGGTTCGCAGTTGACGACGCGCACTTGGCTCTTGTCGATGCGGCGCTTGAGCTTACCACCGTAGATTGTAACGGCGGGCGCGACAAGCATCCCGTTGACCGGATCGACCACCGCCTCTTGCAGGGTTTCTTGTTCAATCTCGGTGATCTCGACATCGGGCTGGGACGCCAGGCCGACAAACTCAGGCTCCGACAGGCCGGCGAACCGCTCTTCGGTGTAGGTGACGCGGCTGTCCCACCACCGCTTCACTACACCCAGTTTCGCCACCAGGCCGTCGTGAACGGTGTCGTGGAGGATCTGGTAGCCCTCGTTCTGCCGGTAAAACAGGTAGTTGACCCAAGCCGTCGCCTGCCGCGCCTTCTCCACGTCCTGGTTGGTCTGCGGCATGAACTCGACCACGCGCCGGTCGGCGGTGAAGGTGTCGAGCATCAGCGCCTTGGTCGACTCGACAGCGTCAAACACGTCACGACTGACGTGCTGGCTGCGGCCCTTGATCTCATTGCCCAGCGGCTCGCCGTAGTAGTACCGATGCGCCTTCTCGCGCTGCTCGCCGATCAGCGACTCGGTGTAGGTGTCCGCGGACTCGAGATTTTGCTCGAGCAATGCCAGCAGTTCTTCCTCAGTAAGCTCTTCGGTTTTGATTTCGGGCAT